CGTAGCAACCGCACAGGCGCAGGCTGGTCTTAACCAGTCGACCGCAGTCACGCAGCAGTTGCTCAACATGACCGATCAGGTTAATCCTTGGGGCACGACCAGCTATCAGCAGAACGGGCAGACCAGCTTTACCGATAGCAATGGTAATACTGTGTTCGTGCCACGCTTTACGCAGACGACGACGTTCACGCCCGAACAGCAGGCTATTTTCGACGCCTCGCAGGGCGCGCAGACGAACCTTGCCAACATCGCGCAGGAGCAGTCTGGCCGTGTGCAGGAAACTCTGTCAGATCCGTTCCAATTCAGCAACCAGGACGCAGCCGATTGGGCTTTTGATCTTGGCCAGTCGCGCATTGCTCCGCAGCAACAGCAGCAGGAAGCCGCGCTTCGTGACAGGCTGATCAATTCCGGCATTCGTCCGGGCACGCAAGCATGGGATTCGGAAATGGCCCGCATGACGCAGGGCTTTAACGACCAGAACAACCAGCTTGCCCTGACGGGTCGCAGTCAGGCGTTTGCGGAGAATCTGGCGACGCGCAATCAGCCGCTTAACGAGTTGACCGCGCTGCTCTCTGGCTCGCAGGTATCGAATCCAGCGCAGATGTCGTCTGCCACGCCGCAAGTCGGTGTCGGCGGTGTCGATTACGCTGGCATGGTGCAGAACAACTACAACAACCAGATGCAGAACTATCAGGCGCAGATGGCCAATCGTGGCGGAATGCTCGGTGGCTTGTTCGGTTTGGCTGGCTCTCTTGGCGGCGCGGCTATTAGAGGGGGTTTCTGATGATCCTCCCACAGTCTGCAATGGCGGCGGTTGACCCTGTGGCGCAAGCTCTGGCTCCTGCCGAGGCTTTCACATGGGGGCACGGCGGGCTGAAGATGACGCCTCAACAGGCCGTGATGCTGCGGGAACAGGGCATGGCGCGTTCGCGCGGTGACTATTCGCCTGTCCAGCATTGGACGCAGGGCCTTGCCCGTGTGGCTGATAACGTCATGGGCGCTCTGGATGCGCGTAGGGCCGAAAAGCAGCTTGCAGCAGGTGCCGAGACCGACCGTGCGCTTATGGAAGCGATGGTCGGCGGGCAAGTCGATGACAGCATGATCGCACGCGCCCTGATGGATCCGAATGTAGGGCAGGGCGTGAAAGAGTTTGCGGGCATGGAGTATGCGGCTCGCAGGCCGAAAGCGGCTGCGCCTACCAACATCGAAAAGCTTATGATGGCGCGCGGCATTCAACCGGGCACTCCTGAATGGAATGCGGGCCTCGATAGCGCCATTCTCAATGAAACCGATCCATTCGTCACGTTCCAGGGTCCGACATACGGCTACACTGGCAGACAGTCCGGTCTTGCCGCAGCTATGGGAGGAGGTGGTCCAGTATCTGGGGCGGCGCAGGGCGCGTCGCCTCCTGCCGAAGCGGTGGCGGCTCTCCAAAGGGGTGAGGGCACGCCGGAGCAATTCGATGAAATGTTCGGTCAAGGCGCGGCGGCTCGCGCGTTGGGAGGTTCGGCGTCCGCGCCGGATCCCTTTCGCCGTTAGCGGTTCGATGCTCGACAATATCACGATGCAGTCGGAAAGCGGCGGTCGGCGCTATGGTTCGGGCGGTGGATTGCTTCGCTCACCTTCGGGCGCAATGGGTGAAATGCAGGTTATGCCTGCCACGGCCCGCGATCCAGGCTTCGGTATCAAGGCATGGGATGGTTCGTCTCCTGACGATCTGGCGCGCGTTGGCCGCGATTATCGCAGGGTTATGCAGAAACGTTACGGCGGCGATCCTGCAAAGATGTGGGCGGCATATAATTGGGGCCCGGGCGCTGTCGACAAGGCTATATCGCGCTATGGCAGTCGCTGGCTTGACTATGCGCCTTCCGAAACCCGCAACTATGTAAACAAGAACCTTCGCGCTCTGAGAGGCAATTGATGGCCAATCCGTTTGAAAAATATGCCCAGCCCCAAGGCGCGGTGTTCCAGACGAACCCCTACGAGGGGCGCGATCAGGCGCGCGAAGACGAACGCCTGCGCAATGAGCGTGAACGGCTGCTAATCACGCGCGACAATTCGATGCGCGATGCTGAAAACGACCGCATTGCCCGCGAAGAAAGGGCGGCCGAAAAGGCGCAGGCGGATAAAGAGGCGGCGGCACTAGAGGCGGCGCAGCGCAGTCAAGTGCGCGAAACTGCGGCCACTATGCGCACGGTTATCGAGAAAGCAAAAGAAGCCAAGCGTAGATCGAACGATTGGTTCGCTACTGGCTTTGGCGCTGACACTGCGCTTGATTGGGGTGGCTCGGCAGCGGCAGACGTTCGTGAACTGCTTGCGCCGATTAAGGCTAATCAGGCATTCACCACGCTTCAGAAAATGCGCGAGGCTTCGCCAACTGGTGGCGCGCTTGGTGCGGTATCAGAACGTGAGCTTGCGCTTCTGCAAAGCACCATCACTGGGCTTGAGCAATCGCAGTCGGATGCGCAATTCCAATATGCAATGGATGAGATTGTCCAGCGTTACACGCGCGCCCTTGCCGCGCTGGAAGATGGCGACCGTTACTATCGTGAAAACGGCTCGATGGAAGGCTATGTCGGCCCTTCAGATGAATATCTGAACAGCTACAATCCTGATAATCCAGAGCCTAGAGGAGCAGCAGGGTCCGGCGCTACGCAAACCAGCCTTGAACTGCCGCAGGAATATCAGGACCGGCACGCTGCCTACCTGCGCCAGAATTGGGGCAACATCACGCCTGACGGGTATGCGCAGTTCCGCGCGGGGCTAGATAATGAGTTTCCAGAGTACGGCTCGCCTAACCTTGAAGCCTATCGCGACATTGTGCCAGCCTTCAACCAGATGGCGGCAGAGGGCCAGCCTCCTGAAGCGGCGGGGCGGGTTCCTCCTGCAACGCGCGAACTTTCCGGCGGTGAACAGGCGATCAACAATTTCGTCACCAATCCGTTCGGCACAGGCGTAACGTCTGCGATCAACTCGGCAACATTCGGCATTCCCGATGCTCTGGCTGGGCGTAGGCTTCAGGCTGCGGAAGAACTCAATCCGAAATCGGCATTCGCGGGGGACTTATTCGGGGGCGCGGTCGGCTCTGCACTTGGCGGCGGCGCGGCGGCTCTTGCTGGCGCAGGACGGTTCGCACCCGTGGCGGGTGACGCGCTTTACGGCACGATCTACGGCGCAACCAGCGATGAAGACCCTGTAACGGGCGCATTGCTTGGCCTTGGCACGGCAGTTGCGGGTGATCAGGTTGGGCGTCTGGCAGGACGTGGTATCAATTCCCTTCGCCTGCCCGACATGAACCTTTCCGAAGGACAGCGCGCCATTACCCAGAAGGTGCGTGAAGCTGGAAACCAGGATGAAATAGCGCAGGCGCTTATGCGTGCCGATGAGCTTGGCGTGCCGATGACGCTGGCGGATGCTTCGCCGGAACTTCGCTCTCTGGCGGGCAATGCGGTGCGCTATTCCACTGCTACGGAAGGGATGGCGCGCGATGTGTTTGCTGCGCGGGGTGCGGGCCAGTATGATCGTCTAGCCGAGGCGGTGGCGCGCGACCTTGGCCCCATCGAGAACATCCCGCAGCGCAGTGCCGACTTGCTGGCGCAGGCGCGCACGAATGCGGGGCCTTTGTATGATTATGCCTACGCATCCCCTGGCGCGGAAGATGTCAACATTCTGGACCTCATGGATCGCCCGACATTCAAGGCGGCGATGCAAGAGGCTTACCGGGAAGCGGCGGATGAGGGTGTGGATCCGCGCATTCTCGGTTTCGTCATGGACGATGCTGGCGATGTTACTATCAACCCGGATGCGTTTGGCGGGTACTCTCGGGCCACCGTTAATTCGGAAAGAAACATTCTTCAGCCCCGCACCGTGCGCGCTTACGGCGGCAGGGAAGTAACCAAGCAAGGCCCGCTTGATCTTGTCGGATGGCTGCGCACGCAAGGCGGTTTGCGAGACAGCGGCGGTGAGTTGGCCAACATGGGTCTAACCAATAAGGCGCGCGGCAAGAGCGCCGAGTTGGTCGGGCGTGAAAGCGAGTTTGGCCCTCTGGTCAATCCAGATGATGGTTTGGATTTTGACACTGCGGCGCTCTACGCGTGGGAAGCGGGTTATTTCCCCGAACTTTCCGAACGCCCAGACGTAAACACATTCCTTAATGCGATGCGCGATACTCAAGAGGGGATTTCGCAAAGGTTCAAGGTGGATGATTTGCCGGAAGTTGAAGCTTTCCGCGCAGCACGTTCATCGAATAACGAAATACGTTCTGCCAACGGCCTAGATGGGGGTCTTTGGGAGGATAGGTCTGTTGCTGCTGGAATGCGTGACGCTGCTCCTGCCGAAGCGTATGGCTCGGAACAGATGGTCGGCATGGATTGGCGCGGCCTGGATTATATCAAGCGCGGTCTTGATAACGTCATCGAAAAGAACACTGACAAGCTGAACGGCGCTAATGCCGATGCGCGTCGGGCGGCTATAATGAAAAACACTCTTGTTTCTCGTATGGACGCGATAAATCCTGACTACGCGGCGGCAAGGCAAGCGTATGCAGGTCCGGCCCAAGAGCGTGCTTTTTTACAGAAGGGTATCGACGCCACCCGCACCCGACCTGATGAACTATCGGTCGAACTTGCCAACCTGACGCCCGAACAGCGCCAGCAGATGCAGCTTGGTTTTCAGTCCGAAGTGGTGAACAGGGCTGCTGCGCTGAATGACAGCACAAACCCTTGGACTAGGCTTTCGTCGCCGCAAACCAGGCAGCGTCTGGATGTCCTTTATGGCGATTCCGGTGATGCCAACATCGCGCGTCTGCTCGATCAAACCGCTCTCGAACGGACGCTTGCTGGCAACAATAATTACATCACGGGCGGTTCTCCAACCGCCATGCGTGAAGTCCGCGATGAATTCTTCAAGCAAGGCAGCGGGCCGGGTGGCGATCTCACGATGGCGGCGGTTGAAACGGCAGCCACAGGCGGCCCTTGGATTACTTTGGGTAAAGGTGTTGCAGACCGCGTGTTCAAGGATCGCCGGGAAAAAGCAGCGGCTACTGCGAACCGCGCGCTTGCCGACGATCTTGGCCCTCTGTTGCTCAATCAGTCGCCTACAGGTTCGGTTGACGCGCTTTCACAGATGATGGCGGAAGATGAAGCCTACCGCGCTATTGCGGAAAGCCTGACGCAGCAGGGTGACAGGTGGGGCCGTCGTATCGGAACGGGCGTGGCGACTGCGCTAACCGATTATCTGGCTTACTAGGAGACAGACCGAGAGAACCCCGCCGATTGCGTATAGCGGCCAGCGGGGCTTCGGTTCTTCATAACCTGCCTTGAATCCCGCCAGATAGGCTTGGCGCACCATGCGATCTTTGATGCCCTGCAATGACGCTTCGTTAAGCCTGCGACGTGAGCGGCGAGCAAGGAAGCCTTCTGCCTCGCTTTCTTCGAAACGGGCACGGTGTATTTCCCGCTCAATAGCCTCGATATTCACGTCTGCCATGCCGGTCTTGATAGCATTCGCCCTATCGTGTAACAAGGGGCAACGCGGTTGAATCCACCTCACGCGATTGCCTTGAAACGCAAGCGGAGTTCAACCTGTGCCACGAAATTCATCTGGCGATTATTCTCTACCAGCGGGGAGCTTGGTCAATACCGGCGATACCCTTCTGGTAAGCCAGCACAACCCGCCATTACAGGACTTGCAGCAGGCCATTTCATCGTCCCTAGACCGTGATGGCAAAGGCGGGATGCGCGCTGATCTGCCGATGAACGGAAACAAGATCACGGGCGCTGCTCCCGGAACTGACCCTACAGACGTGGCTACCGTGTCTCAGTTGCCTGTCGGTGCGACATCTGGTGTGCCTATTGGGGCGGTGATCGACTATTGGGGGGCAACACCTCCTGAAAATTACCTTTTCGCTGCGGGGCAGGCTGTTTCGCGTACGACCTATGCTGCTCTGTTCGCAGTTATCGGCACAAGCGCGGGCGCGGGAGATGGATCCACCACGTTCAACCTTCCCGACTATCGCGGCAGGGTGGGCGCTGGGCGGGAGAATATGGCTACGCCTGCCACAACTCGCCTCAATACGCTGTCGAGTTCGACGCTTGGCGCTTCTGGTGGTGCGCAGACGCACACCCTGACTGAAGCGCAGATGCCGGTTCATAACCACAGCGTTACCGATCCAGGTCACTCTCACACTTATACGCGGCCTGTGTTCGCATTAGGCAATCCCACGACTACAGATTCCGCGCTGGCATCCACCTCATCGGCCACAACCAATCTTGCCACTACCGGCATAACAATCGGCAACAAAGGTGGAGGCGAGGCACATAACATTGTCCAGCCCACCATCATCTGTCAAAAAATAATTAGGATAAGCTAATGGCTGTCATCCCACCCAGAGACTTGAACGCGGCGGCTTCGGTTTCCGATACTGATGTTCTGATTGTCGACAAAGGGTCTTCGGTCGAAAAGGCTCTGCCTTCGCAGATTATTGACGCGGCTATTCCTCTTGCCTCACAAGCGGAAGCTGAGGCAGGAAGTGATAATGTAAAGCGCGTCACACCTTTACGGGTTAAACAGGCAATTGACGCTATAGGTATTTCGGCGGATTCTCTAGCCGCTGGACTTGCCACTAAGGTTTCCACCGCAGACCTCTCCTCTCCCGACGAGGGGAAGGGAGCGGAACTCGTCGACTTCAGCCATCCCGCACCCCAGGCAGCAAAGGGCTTCCCGGCTTACAATTTCCGAACGCAGCGGCGCAACCTTGCCGACTTCATCGAAAAGGACCAGTGGGCGGCAATCCGCAACGGTACGGCCACCGCCACCGCCACCAACGGCTATGGCGTGGACGCTTACAGTGCGGCGCTATCCGATATGGCGGGCGCGGTTGGTGGCGAGATCGAAGTTCCTGACGGCCTGTTTATATTGCCGCAGATACTCGCATCGCAGACAAACCTGACCTTGCGCGGACGGGGCAGCAGCACGACAATCAAGACCACCAGCGCAACGGAACACCAAATCGACGTAAGGGTTCCCTTCGTCACCATCGCAGACATGGTTTTTACTTCTTCAGTACCCAGGACGGCAGGAGCTTGCATTCGGGTCAGCAACGACGCACCGCGTTTCGTGTGTGAGGGCGTAACCAGTTACAATGCATTCACATTACTGCAAATCGACGGGCACCCGACCGACCCCTCTCTTGATTCCGGTATATTCAACGCATCGAGATTGCGTGCCTACAATTCAGTGCAGAATGGATATCCTTATCGGATCGGCGGCGGATATGTAGTTACACTTGATGACGTTCATGCAATCGGCGATCCAGATGTTTCAGCCTTAAGCGGTCCCGCTGCCGGTCTTTATGTAACACGGTGCGCAGACTTACGTGTTCAAGGCAATAGTCAATTCCTAAACTGCCAACGCTCGATCGACGTGATGCCTGCAACGGGGTCAACGGTCGCTTCTTTCAAGATGGAAGGCGGCTATTGCGGCACGTCCTTTTACGGCTCGCGACTATCATGCGCAAATGGCGGAAATATCGTTTCCTTCGGGGCTAACGGGGTGTGGTTCGGGGAGAACCTTAATGCTGGAGGCGGAGCAACGGGTTCAGGCAATGGCCTGTCGCTTATAGGCTCTGCATCTGGTAGGTTCAAACAAGCGGTTCTGTCCATGTGCGAGTTTCCGTTAGCGCAGTTCAATGGCCTTGAATGCGACCAGCATGTGAGTGGGGTTCAGGTTATCGGTGGTTGGGCAGATGGCTGCGGGGGTAGCGGTTATGCCTTCGGTAACACCAAGGATTGGTCGCTTCAGGGAGTCCGCTCAGGCTCCCAACGTTTCGGAGGGAACGCCCGACCCTATTATATTGATAGCGCGGCGGATTATTTTCGAGTGATAGGTAATGATTTCCGCGACAATGGGGCGGCAGGGGCCAATCTGGCTGGGACTAGCGCGACAAAAATACTGGCGAACAATGTTGGTTCATAGTGGCAGTGCGGTTGTGAGGATTGCGTAATGGAACAGGCCATCCGTGAAGTTTCAGCGGGACATACCCAACGCATTTGCAAGCCGGGGCGCTGGATCGTCTGGCGCGACAACGAGCGTGTCTGCGTGAAAGTGCTAAAGTGACCCGCGCCGTCGCCATCCTCTGCCTCGCCTATGCCGGTCTATCGGTATGGCAGGTCAACCGCGCGCTGCACCGCGCTTTCTCGGGGTGGGTGTGATGCCTGACAGTCAGGGAAACACCGAACAGATAAGAGTAATGGCCGAGCAGATTGCGGATACAGCAATCGTTCGGTTTGTGTCGCAACATCCGGAAGTGAGAAGGGGCACCGTGGTCGCAGAAATACCCGCTCCATTGAAGTGGGCGGCAATTATCGCGTCCGCAGTTTTAACCGTTTCTGCCTCCGCAGGGCTTATCTGGATGGTGACGAGCGTTTCGGAGATGAGCGTTACTCTTGCCCGCATGGATGAGCGCATGGGCGGTTATATTGAAGCGCAGGCCGTGCAGATGAAGCAGCTTGAAAGCCGCGTCAACGACCTTGAAGATTATCACAGGCAGGGGGCTAGATAGAGATGCTTACCAGAAAGCCAATTTTCGACGAACTCCGCGCCCTGCTTGGCCGTGGCCTTACGCAAGCCGAGGTCGAAAGCATGGACGCGGCTATAGACGCCGCTGAAGGCATCATCGTGGTCAGGCCACCCAAACCCAAGGGACGCCAGATAAACGCAGTAGGCGAGCGCCTGATCAAGTCCTTTGAGGGATTGGAACTGGAAGCCTACCCCGATCCCGCCACGGGCGGTGAGCCGTGGACTATCGGTTGGGGGCATACAGGTGGTGTGAGCCGTGGCGATCGCGTCACGGAAGAAGAAGCCGACGATCTGTTTGACAACGACACAGACCGCTTTGAAGCCGCTGTAGAGCGGTTGGCGCCCAAAGCCACTGACAACCAGTTTGCGGCGCTTGTCTCGTTTGCCTACAATCTGGGTGAAGGCAATCTGGAAAAGTCCACACTGCTGAAGAAGCACAACGCGGGTGACTATGCAGGTGCGGCCAAAGAATTTCCCAGATGGAACCGCGCGAATGGCAAAGTCATGCGCGGCCTGACCCGCCGCCGTGAAGCCGAACGCGCGTTGTATCTGTCATGAACCTTAAGAACTCCATCCGCTCGTGGAGCCTGGTTGCTGTCTTTATCAGCAGCATGTTCACCATCGGCGCGGCGCTATGGATCATCAAGATCCTATCTGCGCGCAATTGGTGTTCCGACATGCTTGGCGCGTCCAAGTATGTAGATGGGAGGCCTGACTTCGCGGTTGTGGCCTGCAAGGAACTCGCGCTTCAGAATGCCGACAGACTTGGCGATGCTCTGACTATCGCAATGGGCGTGCAGGCTGGTGCGTTGCTTGTGTTGGTGGTAATCGTACTGGCTGGCGGGCGGCTGTCGTTCAAGGCAAACCGTGATGGCGTATCTGCCAATATGTCGCGTGAAGAAGCCGCTCAACAGGTGGCGGATGCTGCCGAGAACGAAGCGCGGGAGATTGCAGATGGACGATAGGCTACGCAAAGCAATGCCCACGATAACCCTTGCGCTGGTATGCTTGGCGCTTGGCCTGTTTATAGGAGTTACGGCATGATAGGCACATTCTTCGCCTCGACCATCAATAAGGTGTTCGCAGGCGTCGTTCTAGCGCTTCTGGTGGCCCTTGGCATCGCCATGTGGTCAAACGCCCGCAAGGACGCCACAATCGAAACCCTGCGCAACACAGTGGCCGTCTCTGAGGCGCAGCATAGCGTAACCGCTGCATCGCTGGATGCCTTAACGCGGCGCATGAAAGAACTTGTGGAAGCGGGGCAGCTACGCGAAAGCCTGCTGGCCGAAGCCATGAAGCAAGCCGAGAAAGAAGCGGGTAGCCTACAGGACGAGGCCGATGCGCTGCGCAAGGAAGGTGTTACCGATCAGTGCGTAACGCCTGCTGGGGTTTTGCGCTCGCGCGGCCTTTAGGATTCCGGTATAAGCCGGATTGCGGCCCGCGCGCTTACTGCGGGGAACAGAAAGGAAAGTAACATGCGCGAAGTGAACGACCATAAGGTTAATCCCGCGAATGATGTAATTTCCATCAAAGTCACGGACGAACCGGGCGCTGGTGGTGCTAATCATCGTTACGAGATTGGTGGATTTGACGAAGCACCAGTCCTTAACTTCCAGAACGGACCTATTAACGAAAAGGGCGTTAATGGCATTACGCAGGAAGTGCTTCTAGCCATTGTGGCTGATCGTCTGCGTTCATTCCAGTCAGGTGCATACAGTTGTCGAGAAAATGCCCTGGCACTTACCAAGGTGGAAGAGGCTATGCACTGGCTGCATAAGCGGACGCTGGACCGGATGCGGCGCGGGGTAGAGGGAACACATAAGGCATGAACGCGCGCCTTATAGCGATGGTGGGGGCAGCTTCGGCTGTCCTCGCTTCCTGCAACCATCCGCAGCCGGGGATTTCCGTGCGTACTGTGGAGGTCCCGGTTCCTCAGCCTTGTTTAAAATCAGAAGATATTCCGCCCGAACCCGCCCAAGTAGGCGACCAGCTAACCGGCAACGCGGCATCGGATCTGCTTATCGTGGCGGCATCTGCGCTGGAATTGCGGGCGGCTGTTATTACGATGAGAAGCGCCCTTATGGCTTGTGCGAGTGGTGGGGGTTAGGGTCTAGCCTTTCTGGAAACTGGCATTTTAGAAGGCGTGACTGCTCAACCATCATTTCGCAACACGCCTGAGCGGCCTGCTTGGCATGATGTTGTGATTGGTCAAAGGCCCGCGCACTGATCATAGTAGGCAGGTGAGTAACTGTCACCCAAGCCGCGTTCGGCCCGCAATGCCACATGCCAGACGCAGGCTTATCTTCCTGCAACTCGACTCGCCATATATCTGCTTCACCCATAAACCCTCTCCCTACCATGCTTCAGAGATACCAGGAGCATGTCTATAACGTGCCGTGATGTGCCAAGGCCAAGCTGCTCGGCAATGCGGTGGACGGTGGCGAGGTCAGTCATTGGGGGTTCCTTGGCGAAGAACATCTAACGCCTCCGATGCGGCCCAAGTCACGTCTGAAAGCACGCTGTTGGCATCGTATTCCCCGCAGCCGCTACCGCTTTTCCGAAGTACGTCCACAAGTTTTTCGAACGCCTCAACCACCTTCGCTATATCGGTCTTATCGTCAGCCATTGGTCTGCTCCTGCTTGCATTCGCGACATCGGATGTTCACACACAGCCTGATTATGTTCTCTTCGCCTCTAAGTTTGACTTTCACTGGCCTTTGACAGCCGATACACTCAAGAGTGAGCACCTCAGGAGCTTCACCTGTCCCGCCACAGTGTTTACATGCCGCCATTGGTCTGCTCCGTGGTGAGGGTGCGGATTGCTTGGGCGACATCGTTGCAAGCCTCATTGTAGATGTCGGGCCGCATGTCTCCAGCAGACGCAGAGGCATCAACGTAGTGCTGCGCATAGCGTTCGCCTTCAGCAGCCTCCGCCGCCCGCTCGTATGCCTCTCGCACCTGTTCCTCCAACCGAGCGTTACGGGCTTCGAGTGCGGCGATGTGGTCGGCGGCTTCGGCCATCACTTCATTAGCGGCGTCAATGTCGAACAATTCGGTGCAGTTGTCTTCCGCAAGGCCGACTTCTGGCACGCCCATTCGAAGGGTTTGGACAATATCACTCACTGGCCTGATCCTTCGTTGAGTAGGTTGTCGATGCGGGCAAACACTTCGGTGCGCGTTGCCATCGTGTAGGCTGCGTCCGGTTCAAGCCATTCACGGCATATCGCCAGCAGGTCCAACATCTCCCGCTCTCGCGTGGGGGCGGATAGGGCGGCGCAAGAGGGGCATGGCAGACCTAAATCAGACGGCAGCGTGGTGCGGTGGCCAACGGGTGGATCGACTGCATAAACTTGAGCGGCTTCACGCGCCGCTGCCACCTTGTCGGCTTCGGTTTCGCAGGCGTCCTTATCCCAAGCCAGTTTTGCCAAAAGGCCCGTTGCCGCCTCGACGTTTGCCACCCAGTCGGCAAACTCATCCCGATAGCGGTCGTCGTCCCATTCATACGGCCCGCGCCCTTCCAGCAGCCAGCGATGCCCGTTGAGCGCGCGTTTAATGTGGCCAAGTGCGATTGCCACAATGTAGCGATCACGGTCGAGCAGATGGCGCATGTCTTCCAACCCCGCCGCGCTCGGCTCGGTCTTGGTATCAATTGCGGCTATCAAGGTTTTGCAATCCTCTGCGAGCTGCAGGCTGTCGCGTGCTCCATCAATGCCGTAGTGATCATTAAATCGGTCTTCTATGCGGTCGATTGCCGCCTTCACGGCCTCGGTTTTGGTCTTGGTCATGCTTTTGGTTCCTTAATTTCTGCCGACCCGATCTTGCGACCCAAATTGGCGATTTTCGCTGGCGCTTCTGCTATCAGCATCACGATCATAAGGGTTGTTATGAGGGGCCAGAAGATGGTTGATTTGGCCATTAAAGAACGTGTCTTTTCGTCTTTGAAATCCATTTCCCAAAGATCGCTCACATGGCCCGCCTCATGCAGTCCCGCCATGAACCCCATGATCAAGGCGAAGGTCGCCGCTCCAGCTACGTAGATGATCGGATACCAGAACCAGTCCATTACCCTCGTTCTCCCCTAAATATCCGCGCAAACAGTCCGGGCCTCTCCATGGGCAGGATGCGCGCGTTGTAGTGGTAGCCGCCGCCAAAGTTCTGGCGGGGTGCGCACCTGTGGCTGCGTTCGTATGTGTGCGAGCGGGTCATGCGTCATCTTCCCGTGCTGGGACGCGAATTTTGCGCTTATTGTCGCCAAAGAATGAGGGCGTAGTCTGCGCCTCATTGAAGGCTTTTGCAGCAGCGTAGAACTCTTCCACACCATCCAAATCGTCCATGTCCGCTTCTTCGAACATATCCGCCAGCGCATTCTCCATGATGCTATCGGGATCGATGCGCGCATAGGTGGTGGTGCATGGGCTAACCCACTCGCAACCATCATCTTGCGCTTCTTCCATCGACATGTAGTAATCGTCGCCATCGAAGCGGCAGTAGGGGCCGCCATCGTCGGGAACCTCTTCTGCCTTTTCCAGCAGTTCGGTAATCCGGCAATCGCCGCACTTCTTCCAACCCTTGCTGGTCTCCTTGCCGCACGTCTCGCAGTTGTCATGCGTCTTGCAATTCCAGCAATCTTCAGCGGCCTTGCGGGCAGTTTCGTGCTGCACCTCTTTCTTGGCCATGTATATTTTGGGCGAGTGGACCGTCCCGCACTTGGCACAGGCGTACATCAGGGGAACTTCTGGCGCGTTTTGCGCGACTAAAATCAAAGGTTCAGCCATTTTTCCACTCCTTGTTGAGTTCCGCCCACCTCGCCTCACCCATCCGCTCGCGTGCGTGGGCTATGTGCCGATCCAGGCTGTAGTTCGCCTCCCATTCGCGGGTGAGAACATCACGCGCGGCATGGTCTTGCTGGCGGCTGAGTTGTGCTGTGCGGCTCATGGCTGCTTCCTTTTGGCGAGGATGGCGCGGGCTTTGCCTGCGAGGTAATTGGCTTCCGCTTGACGGCCCCTGTCGTATGGCGAACCCGGCTCATCAAAGTTGCCATCCTGTATGTTCATGACATAGTCGTAGAGCGGCTTGTGGTTGGCGATCTGCTCCAACGCCTCCATCGCCTCATCCAGTTGCCTGCGCAGAACGCATGTCGGCCTCTGGCATTCGTCATGGCAGGTGTGAATGCCATCGAGTTGGAGCCGTTCGTTCTCAGCACGTAGGTCTGCTATCTCTGCCGTGAGGGGGCGGGTGGCTGCCTTGAGGTATGCGGCTATGGCCATGCTAGCGATATGCCTGCCAGTTAGGCGCGAATAAGCTTGCTCGTGCTCGTCATGGTCATGGGTTTGATGAACCCACTTGCCCCATGTCGGTGATCCGAACTTCCTGAAGTCGCGAACGACATAACGGCCATCGTCTGGCGCTTTACCGTAAAAGGCCTCATTGTGCCCGTAGTCGTAGCCGCCGTAAGGGCCTTCCCTGCCCAAACATTGGGCCTCGGTTATTGCAGACGATACTGCATCGAGAATTTCGTAAGAGATCTCTGGTCCAGCCATCATCCCTCTCCCATCCAATGCTTGCGTTGTGGCGGAACACGATCCGCGCGATCAGGGGTGAGCGAGTTCATCGTTCAATCATGACGCTGCCATGCCCCCTGCCGTGACCGTCCACAAAACTACGTTCGAGGTAGACATCTCTCTCTGGCACGCGATTGCGTCGGGCGACCGAGCCTCGGTAAATATCGATGTCTTGCTCTAGGTCGGCGACCTTAGCTTTGAGGTGGGCTATCTCGCGGTCTTTATCGGTTTCGATGGGCGACCGCTGAACATCATAGCCATGCGCCATGCCGTAATTTTCGTGACCACCCTCGACCGCACCTGCAACAAATTCGCGCTGCTCACCCGTCGCCTCAACACCGGCTTCGTCGAAAGCAATGTCGATGCATTCTTTCCAGTAATCCATCACACCCTCTCCTTCAGATACGACACCTTGCTTGGGTCCGTGCGATCCCGACGCTTGGCGCTGTCACCAAAGGCAGCGGCAAAGCTTATCGCCTCATAGTTGGCACTCAGAACGTCACTCAGCGGGGCCAGAGCATCCACCAGATCGTCGGATTGCTCGATACCCGCACCGCCCTGGATCAGCGCCACGATCATGCGCACCTGCTCGCATTGCGTCATGCATTGAGCGAAGGCGTCTATCTCGGTATTGCGCGTATGCTGGTTGTAGGGGGTTAGGGCGCGTTCGATCTTGGAGGGGGTCATTGGCCGCGCTCCCACTGATCCATAAGGATGCGGTCGCGGTACTCCTGATAGCGCCAGTCCGCTTCAGCAGCCTTATCGTCCTCCCAATCTTGAAGGGCGCGATCTCGGGCCTCTTCAAGAAGAACGTCCTCTTCATCCTGCGACAAGAAAACGGCCTTCCCGTTCTGCCGAATGGAAAGGATTTCAACCTCTGCGCCCTCAGCAGGCTGCCAGTGCGTTGCTGCAACGGGAGGCGTGACCGAGTAAGTTACTCGCACTTCAGCCTCGCGCTTTCCGACAGTCGTGTCGAAAGTGAAACGTTTGGCGCTCATGCTGTGTACTCCCACTCGACAGATCTGCGGGATGCAGTCTTTCGTCGGTGTGGGATTGGTTTAGGCGGGTAAATATGTGCCGTCAAGACAAAAGAGTGCTAAAAAGTTCTTGATTGCGCCCTTGCATTCTTATAATGCAGTCTCATGGCAAGAGAAACAACCTATGAGGATATTGAGGCTGGCGCGTTAGCTGCGCGGGTTTCGATGACAGACGTTCTGAGACGCGCAGGCGTTTCCAGGGGCACGTTTTATAGATGGAAGCGAGGTCAAGGCCGAATGCTCCCGCTGACCAAAGCGCGCCTTCTGGATGCCATCGCAGAGCTTAGGCTGGAGAGCAAGAAATGAGTGAATGGCAAGACATTTCGACTGCGCCGAAGGATGGCAGCACGATTATCTTAACAGACGGAAGGAGTGTTGTGGCTGGCGCTTACGCACCTGGATTGCACGGAGAAAGTTTTTGCTGGGCATTCGTAGATGACTGGCAGCAGGCTGACGCGGAAGAAGAAGCAGTTTGCCCAAATGCGTTTAAAAAGCATGCAGTGACCCACTGGCAACCCCTTCCCTCCCCTCCCGAACAGTAAGGAACGCATGATGGAATACTACGAACACAAGCTTGATCCTGTCGGGGTAAGGCCGGATTGGTTCGATGCGCCCGCTGATGCATCTTGGCAATATCTGAGAGGCAGCATCTGGTTTACAGCTCATCAATCCCCCAAAGAGGACTTCCGTTTTATTGGGGCAATTAGAATCCCCGCATCGCATTGGGCCGTTCCCGCACTTAAGGCAGGCAAGGTTCCTGTTCGCGGCGATACTGACCTTAATCAGCGCGCCCTAGAGATAATCGAGCGTATAGCCGATCAGGGTGTAGCGTCTGTAACAGACGTGCGTGAATGCAGGCAAATTGCAGCAGAGATGAAGCCTGCTGATCCGCTAGTCGAGGCAATCCAAGCTGTCTGGCATTATGCCGTAGACGCTTATCACATGCCTGTCATTCGTGCGGACGAACTTCGCGCCGAACTCGCAAAGCATAACCTCAAGATAGTGGAGGCGTAAGATGAGTGAATGGCAGAAAGGCGACATGGCGCTTTGTGTAGATGACAGCCCGTGCGCCATTTACCCCGGCAGTGAGGGTGGAATCCGTAAGGGCGCAGTTTATTCGGTCATTGAGGTGCGTGTCTGTAAGGACGTCTATAGCGCCGAAAAAGTTGGCCTTCGGCTTGACCGCCATAACCCAATTCATCCCGTAACTGGCGCAATCGGATATCAATATCACGGTCGTTTCATCAAAGTCACGCCCGACGCCGAAACCCTCGAAGATCGCGGCGTAATCGAAATCATGAAAAAGGACCATAGCCATGTGGACTGATACACACGACGCATACCTGATAGGTGGGACGTTTGGACTGTTCGCAGTCTTCCTTACTCAGTTTATCGCGGGAGTGGTGGGATGAGTAAGCACACTGAATGGCCGTGGTTATGCCAGCCAACGGACAGAGATGGGCCTGATTACGGAGTTGCCATAGTCGGTGACAATTCGGGAGGTCTAGTAGCCGCCGCACTGCCATGGTCAACCGAAATAGACAGCGGCGACTTTTCGAGAGTTGAGGCCAACGCCCGCTTAATCGCAGCGGCACCGTATATGTTCGATGTGCTTGAAGCAAGCGCCGCAGACCCTACCGATATGACCAACTGGTCAGATGAGCAAATACGCGGATGGGCCTACGCTACTGCGCGCAACGCCCAGAACGCCATCGCCAAAGCCCGAGGCAACCAATGACCCCCGACTACCGCGACCGCTACTTGCAATCCAGGATGCAGCTAGCCGATACTCGCGCTGCTCTTGGAAATGTGACCCACGCTCTACTTCTTGCCTGCAAAGCTTTGGAGAGCGAGGGCCACGATGTCAGCCACCTTAGAACAGCCGCAACAGAGACTGAAGGATTACGCTATGGACAATGATACGCCCGGATTAGGGCACAATCAACCGCCCGCCCACGAAAGCTACAGCATCGCGCTGGAAGACGCTTACGCTACGGCAAAAGACTTTCTCGACGGTGAGCCGCTAACCACACAAGGGCAGGCCGATGCCGTTGGCCGCATTATATCCGAGGTCAAGAAGATCAAGAAGGATGCGGACGAAGCACGGCAGGAGGAAAAGAAGCCCCATCTGCTAGCGAGTAAGGCCGTAGACGCAAAGTGGAAGCCTCTGGCCGAACGTGCGGACACGATCATAAAGGCTGCACAGGCACCGCTTACGGTGTATCTGCGCAAGCTGGAAGACGAGCAGCGCGAAGCCGAACGCAAGGCGCGTGAAGAGGCGGAGCGCAAGGCGCAGGAAGCTATCGAGGCGCAACGCGCACTGGCCCGAACAGAAGGCGGCTTTGAGGCGGTCGAACGTGCGGAAGCATTGCAGAAAGAGGCGGATCAGGCCGCCAAGGATGCAGCCAGGGCGAGCAAGGCCAAGGCTCATGCAACAGGCGTTGACCGTGCCGTTGGTTTGCGTACCTATAAGGTCGTAACCGTCACCAATCACCGCGATGCGCTCAAGTGGATCATGGCGAAAGACCCTAACGCGGTCAGCACCTTTGTTGACGAGTACGCACAACGCAACGCCAAGAACCGTCCTATGGATGGCGTGACTGTCACCGAAGAAAAGAGGGTAGCATGAGCCTAACCAATGAACAGAAGGGTATGCTGCAAGCGCCGCTAGACCCTCGTCACGTCAAACCGCCGCCGCAAGGTAAATACGGTGAGTACGTCGATAGTCACCACGTCCTTTCGGAAGCAAACCGGATCTTCGGTTTCGACGGATGGGGCTACACCATCACGCGCCTAGACATGTGTTCGCGTATCGAAACAACCGACAGCAAGGGCAATGCTCAAGTGCGCGTCGGCTATCGCTGCACGGTGCAAGCTACGGCTGGCGGGGTGGTAAAAGAAGGCGCAGCGGTCGGAACTGGTATGGCTAAGCCTGAC